TAAGAGCAGGTGGTCGTGCTATTGATGATGCAGTGTTACAGCCTATAAAGACAGGATTAGAGCCTGTAGTGGACGTAGCACAACAAGGAATTGATGTTCTTCAACAAGCAGGGCGTGACTTTGATGATACGTTTATAGACCCTATTGATGATGTAATAGACGCGTTCGGTTCAGAAGTAGTAGACCCTACGTTACAAACTTTAGGGGAAGTAGGTCAAGACATCATAGACCCTATTGATGCTTTTATAGACGCTATTGATAGTCCTTTAGGAGATTTGTTGGGAGCAGGGGGTGACTTACTTGGAGGTATGTTAGGTGGCAGTCAGGGACAACAGCAACAAAGAACAGCCTCTACGCCTACAGAAGGTTTGTTTGATAAAGAACTATTTAAATTTGACACAGAGATTAAGTCTACACAGGAAATGCTTAGTCCCATGATGAACTTAAGGAAGTACGGATAATGACTTATTTACAACTAGTAAACAGTGTACTACGCAGACTACGAGAAGACGAAGCCTCTAGTATTGAAAACTCAAATGACTCCTATGTAAAACTAATAGGTGAGTTTGTCAACGATGCTAGACGTATTGTTGAGGATGCTTGGGACTGGTCAGCACTTAGAAGCACAATCACAGTAACTACTACTGATGATGTATTTAGTTATAGCATGACGGGTACTAACAACTCCTTTAAGATACTGGACGTTATTAACGATACGTCTAACTCTTTTATGCGTCCTGCTAGTTCCTCTTGGATGAATAACGCATACCTAGTACAAGAGCCTGTCAAAGGTTCTCCTGACTATTACTCTTGGAATGGTGTGGATGCTAACGGCAATGCCTTAGTTGACTTATACCCTAAGCCAGACAAAGCATATACATTACGATTTAACATTGTTGATAGAGCAGACCCATTTGCTCTTGACGCAGATAAACTAGTTGTACCTTCATCACCAGTAGTACAGTACGCAGTAGCCTTAGCCTCCCGTGAGCGTGGAGAGACAGGCGGTACTTCAGCACAAGAGTTATTCTCTTTAGCGGACACTACGTTAGCAGATGCAGTAGCGTTTGATGCCGCTAGATTCCCTTCTGAAACTGTATGGACACCTTGCTAATGGCTCAACAATTACAGAACATTACAGTACAAGCACCAGGATTTGCGGGCATTAACAGTCAGGATTCACCACTATCTCTTGACCAATCCTTTGCGGCTACCGCTAGTAACTGTGTTATTGACGAATATGGACGTATAGGGGCACGTAAGGGTTATACAGAACAGTCCTCTAATGTTTCCTTTGCTACAGGCAGTCGTGGCGTAGAGGCTGTATTTGAGTCCTTAGACGCTAGTGGTGACAAAGTAGTATTCTCTGCGGCTGACAATAAAATATATTCAGGTCTTGACTTTTCATCTGACATAACACCTGCGGGTTCTACACCTGCTATATCGGCAAACAACTGGAAGATTGTTAGCTTTAACAACCATACGTATTTTTACCAAAGAGAACATGAGCCTTTAATCTATACAGACTCTAGTGGTTCTGGTGTACTAGCCAAACATAGTTCTTTTAGCGGGGCAACAACACCACCACAGGCTAACGAAGTTATAGGCGCATACGGTAGACTATGGGCGGCTGATACAACAACTAACACTAAGACTGTTTACTGGAGTGATACATTACAGGGACATAAGTGGTCAGGTGGTACAGCAGGTTCTTTAGACTTAACCACAGTATTCCCCACGGGTCACGATGAGGTTGTAGCGTTATCAGCACACAACGGATTCTTGATTATATTCTGTAAGCGTTGTATCATTATTTACTCTGGTGCTGAAAGCCCTGCTAGTATGGTACTACACGACACTGTAGAGGGCGTAGGTTGTATCGCTAGAGACTCTGTACAACACACAGGTACTGACATCTTGTTCTTGTCTGAAGACGGTGTGCGTAGCTTTAGTCGTACTATACAAGAAAAGTCAATGCCTATGCGTGACATTAGTAACAACGTACGGACTGAGTTAACTACGTTGGTTAGACAGCAGGTTAATCCTATTAAGTCTATCTACAGCGCAGATGAAGCATTTTACTTATTGTCTTTACAAGATAGTCAGACAATCTATTGCTTTGATATGCGGGGTACTTTACCTGATGGTGCTAACAGAGTAACCACATGGGCAGGTGTTAACCCTCGTAGCCTAGCGATACTACAGGACGGTAGTCTTTACTTCGGCAGAGAGAATGGTATATTTAAGTACGGAGAATACTTAGATGATGGTAGTACTTATCAAATGCTTTACTACAGTAACCCGTTAAACTTCGGTAACTCTACTAACCTTAAGTTCCTTAAAAAGTTTAACATTACAGTTATTGGTAACGTATCTGCACAGACTACATTAGCATGGGGATATGACTATGACGGTGGGTTCACTAAGAAAAACTTTAGTACTGAATTAGCTAACACACCTATATCTGAGTACAACGTAGCTGAGTTTAGCATAGGTCAATTTACAATAGGTACGGACATACAACGTCCTAAGATTAACACAAGCGGTAGTGGTACTGTAGTAACCATAGGTATCGAGTCTACTATCAATGGCGCACCTTATTCAATACAACAAATAGACGTACACGCTCTACTAGGGAGATTAATTTAAATGACTGATTATACTATAACAACGAACTTCGGAGCAAAAGATAGTCTTCCTTCAGGTAACGCGGGTAAGGTGATTAAAGGCGAAGAGTTCACAACTGAATTTACAAACATACAGACAGCGGTAAATACTAAGGCTGACACAGCGGGTGACACGTTTACGGGTGCAGTTAACTTTAGTGCTGACGTAGCTGTAGATACTAATACATTGTTTGTTGATGTGTCTGAAAATAAAGTAGGTATAGGCACTACTAGTCCTACAGGTAGTTTAACAGTTTTCAATAGCGTAGCACCCTCAATAAAGTTACAGAATAACACATCTGGTTCAGCTACAGGTGATGGCTTACAGTTCTATGTTAGCGGTGCTACAGGTTATATAGACCATAAAGAAAGCGGTAGCCTGAACTTTAATGTCAATGCTTCAGAACGTATGCGTATTGACGCATCAGGCAACGTAGGTATAGGCGAAACTAACCCTGCTGACAAGTTACAAGTTACAGGCGGTGCTGTTAGAATTAAGTCTACTTTCCCTCGCATATATCTTGAAGATACTGATAACAACTCAGACTATTCCATTATTAACAACAACGGTGCTTTTAGTATTTATGATGATACTAATGGTGTTTACCGTATGCGTATTGACGCATCAGGAAACGTAGGTATAGGTACTGCTAGTCCTAGTTCTAGTTTGGAGATAAATAGTTCTACACAAAATACGGCAAGATTAAAAATAGGGCGTAGCACTAGTCATACGAATTATTTAGAAATGACTACAGATGGTGGCGAGTCTGTAATCCAAGCAACAGGCGCGTCTGGTGTTTATGGAAGTTTGTTGTTTAAACGAAATGACGAAACAACTACATCAGAAAGTATGCGTATAGACACATCAGGCAACGTAGGTATAGGTACTAGTACAATACTGAATGCCTCTACTGGTAGACGTGTACTTACGTTAAGTGGGGAAACATCAAGTTTTCTAAACTTTGGGACAGGTAATACTAGATGGGGCGGTCTTTACTCTGAAGCCGCTTATACGGCACTTGTATCAGACAATTTTCTAACGTTTGAAGCTAACTCCACAGAACGTATGCGTATAGACTCATCAGGCAACGTAGGTATAGGTACTGCAAGTCCTGCGGCTCGACTAGATGTAAAAAATAATACAGCTTTAGGCGGTAATAATGGCGATTGGTTACTTTTATCTAGAATCCAGAGTCATACAGGAAATCAGACAGACTTATTATTCGGTAATCTTCGAGATTCCGCTGGCTCTACTTGGCAACAGGCAGGAACAAGAATACAAAGTAAGATTGATTCTACATTTATGGGATATATGCAGTTTAATGGTACAGGAAACGAACACGGCATTTCGTTTGGTGTTGGAGCTAGTACCGCTTCACACGGTAGCATCCCAGAAGCCATGCGTATTACCGCAGATGGTGATGTTTTAGTTGGAACTACTGACCAAACTCTTTATAACAATAATGCTTCAGGTGCAAACAGTAATGGAATACTGCTGACTGACGATGGTCGAATTGAAGCGGCTAGATATGGGGGAAACTGTGCAGCCTTTAACCGTATGGCTAACGATGGTGCAACTATAAACTTTTATAATAGAGGTGTTTTAGAAGGCTATATAAACACAACCCAGTCTGGCGTATCTCTTGTTAGTGTTTCAGACCAAAGATTAAAAGAAAACATCACAGACTCTGGTGATGTAGGAAGCACAATAGACTCTATACAGGTAAGGCAGTTTGATTGGATTGCTAATGGAAAGCATGAAGATTATGGCTTTGTTGCACAAGAGTTAGCTAACGCAGTGCCTGATGCCGTATATACAGGAGAAGACGAAGACGAAACAATGGGTGTTGACTACAGTAAGTTAGTACCTATGCTAATTAAAGAAGTACAATCGCTACGTAGTCGTGTAGCAGAACTGGAGAATGTATAATGAGTAACTGGTTTACAGATTTACTAGGTGCGGGCGCAGGTTATTACAACCAAGATAAAGCGGCACAAGCGGCACTTGAGTTAGGGGAACAAAGCGCAGAGAAGCTGTATGGTCTCGGTGAAGACGTAGCGGGCAGGGCTGAGTTTAAACCCTTTACTGTTACTACAGGACTAGGTGGTGCTACTACAACACCTGAAGGTGGTTATTCTTTACAGATGTCCCCTGAGCAACAAGCCCTTCAGAACCAACTGTTAGGTCAATCACAGGCTTTGTTCGGTCAGGTAGGGGTAGACCCTAGTACAGCACAGGCTGACCTGTATGAGCAGATTAGAGCCACTCAGCGTCCTGAAGAACAACGTCAGCGTTTAGCATTAGAAGAGCGTATGTTATCTCAAGGACGTATGGGCTTAAGTTCATCAGCATACGGTGGTTCTTCTCCAGAGTTATTAGCACAAGAGACTGCTAGACAAGAGGCTATGTCCAGAGCAAGTCTAGGGGCTAGGACACAAGCTATGGCTGAACAGAAGCAAGCACTTGAGGCGGCTACTGGTATGATGACTCAAGGCTACAAGCCTCAAGAACAAGCACTAGCGGCTCTTGGTTATGGTATTCAGGGAGGTCAACTAGCGGACATCGGTAGACGTACAGGTGCTGAGTTGTTCGGTAAAGCAGGTCAAGCGGGTATTGAGGCTCTTATGCAAGGTGCTGAGTTAGCGCAAGGACTTGAGGCAAGTAAACGTCAAACACTTACTGAAGCATTGTTAGGTAGAGAACCTACGATACAAGAGCAAATCTTAGCGAATAAGTATGGTGTAGACTTAGGAGACATGGGTGGTATGCTCGGTGGTCTAGGTGGTTTCTTGGGTGACTTGTTTGGTGGCGATGATAATAATAGTGGTGGTTATACTTCTACATCCCCAGTCTCTACTCAAATAGGACAAGCAATACCTTCAGGCATTAACAACTTAGGAAATTTATTTTAGAGGAAAATACTAATGGCTAATAGAGATATTGCAGGATTATTAACAGGCATCCCTAGCGGTGGTATTGACCCTCGTACACAGATGTCAGGTAGAGATATGCTCGTACAGAGTGCCTTAGCAGGTCAACAACGTATGGCGGGTGGTTTACGTGGTATGTTCAATGGTGGACCAACGATACAGGAGCAGATTGTACAAGCGGCAGGTGAGCGTAAAGCAAGTCAAGAAGAGATGGTTAGAAACTTTGCTACTAAAACACCTGAAGAAAAGAAAAACATAATTAATGTTCTTAGGTCTCAAGGTGAAACTGCCCTTGCGGGTCAGCTTGCGAGTCAGATGTCTACATCAGTAACCCAAGCGCAAGCGCAAGAGCGTTTAGATATTCAGCGTTTAACAGCGGAGCAAGATAAGAAAAAATTAGGAAGAGGGGATTTAAAATACATTAGAGCCACGGAAGATTCTGCTGACAAAGCGGCAACTATTGTTCCTACTTTGTTAAACATGGCAAACGAATATTCTAAATTAAAACCTACTGGCGGTTGGTTTGGTACAGCTATGGAATCGTGGAAAG